CTTTGAAACGTCAATGGCAATCCGACGCGCATTATCTGGGTCATTTCCCTGTACGGCGGGGAGTAGGGTTCCTGATCCTCCCGTAGAAAACGACTTCATCTGCCCTATGAGATTGTTGAAGAAGTCCGTCCCGCCCGCACCGCTCTTATCGCCCCATAGATCATAGGACGTGTTGCCGTTCTTATCGACATGCTGCGTAAAGTCAGGGAGCTTGTGTTCTTTCAGCCCATGCACCATCGCCGCGCCAAGTCCGATAGTAACCTGTTCGGCAATTATCATTCCTTCGATGAGCTTCGCAATCCAGCCAACTACATCCTCAACTGCCGTAGCGAACTGGCGGAAATTGGTAGTCTGCGTCTCAAGAGAATTATCACCCGCAAGCAGTCCAACGGTGGTAGTGAAAGCGTGGGCAAGATCGTAGATGACTTCTGCGGTCTGTTTTGTGATCTGCCAAAAGTCCTCTAAAACAGGGATGATGTCGGTGCTGAACTCGTCTGACCATTTCGGCATATTGTCCAGCACAAAATCATTCAGCCGCTCAAGCTCAAGAATGATCCCGCCCTTGCCGAATCCGAGCTTTTCGAGAAGCTGCGAAACGAATGCCATGCCGAAGTATTCGCCCTTCACTTCGAGGCGTTGGAGCTGAAAAGTTACATCGCGCACCATCTGCTGCTGCTTCTCATATCCCGGCCCCAACACAGCGGAAAGTTGCTTCTGGTCTTCGATGAGGGTATGGAATCGTTCTTGCACTTCCTTCGTGCCAAAGAACACATCGTCAAGCGTTACTCCAAGCGTATCTAGGGCCGTAGAAACGGCGCGATACTGCTGAACGCTCATCATGTTCTGTTGCGCTAGAAGAGTTGTCTTGAGGTCGGCCTGGGCGAGCTTGTCGATGTACGCGATGAGGCCAAAGCCAACGGATGCGAAGGCCGTGGTTCCTGCCACTTGGAACTTGAGGAAGTTGCCAACGATGCCGCCAACAGAACCGGCGACGGTCTTCTCCGCTCCCTGCATTGCAGACGCGAACTTATCGAAGGATGCCTTATCGACTTGGCTCGACAAAGATACCAAATAAGATTTGATAACGTCGGCCATCTCTTATCCTCCGTGCCGCTCTCGATACGCGCGGAAGTCGGCCTCGTTTTTCTCGCTCACGTCTAGGTACTCATGCGCATTGCACAAATCCTGAAACGTGAAAACACCTTCGACAATATCCCGATGTTTCCAAAGTCCAGCCTGTACCGGCCTCCATAGAAACGGGTCTAGGCTAGGGTACTCGGTTGGCTCGAATCCGCCGTCGCCGGAGTCTGGCTCGACCCGGCTGCGGTAAAAAAAGGGGCGATGTTGAATGCAACCGTCTCCTGCGTCAACTGCAAAACCGTTGGGCCATCAAACTCAAGATCGGGAATAGCATAACGACCATCCGACATAAAGATCGGCATGGCAATCGGCGTTCCCGTCTTGACGCTGTAGCGACCACATACTGCAAGAGACATTCTCTGGACTTCCGCCAACTCTTCGCGCGTCAACTGTTCAAGCAGGAAGTTCGCCGTCATCGCAAATCCTTGCTCCGGCGTGATCGCGGGAGCTGCGGATGCGGCATCTTGGTCTGTTGGCGTGATCGTGGCGAGATAGGCGCGATACCGCTTGACAAATGTGAGCCGAATCCAACTACCGTCCGCCGCCGTCATCTGGCCGATGCGGTACTGCTGATCGCCGATGGTGATGTCCTTGTGATCCATGAAGTCTCCGTGCTACTGATTCGAGATGTTTGCGGCCATGAGAGTCCATTCCAGATACTCACCCTTTGACCCATAGGGCTGTGGCGGCTTCTTTGTGAAGGAAACCCCCGTGCATACGTTCTGGTCGCCCGTAACGAGGTTCTGGAGGTCGAGGGCGATAGCAGCCCAGTCCGCCGAAGTTCCGTTCGCTACGGCGGTCTGGTGAAGGTTCTGCGCCAACTTCAGATAGGAGTTGATTGCGCTGGTCTGCTGGCAAGAGACTTTGACTGTCCCATTGAATCCGGGGCTAGTCGAAACCATGACGGCGGAATCAGCGGCCACGTCCTGCTCTGTCCACTCATGCGTCATCTCGACAGTGATCTTGCCAGAGCCGAGCGAACCACCGGCAAGGATAAACGCACCGGCAAGGGGAGATGCAATCGCGCCCGTGAGGTCTTTGAATGAGTATGTCGTAGTTCCGTTTGCCATTGCGATCTCCTGTTACTGCTGAACATTTACAGCGATGGTGAAGCTCTGCTGCGTTCCGGCCAGAGTTACAGCGATATAGACCGGCATGGACTTGAAGAGTGCGCGGTCGCCGCTCGCCTGAGTTGAGAAGGAAGACGATCCAACCCAGAACCCAGAGGGGAGGGATGTGCCCGGAGTGAGACCGCCCGAAGGCAGAAGCGGAATAGGGATCCCCTTCCATGTTGCCGCTGCGATGAATCCCCGGTTTGCGGCACGGCTGCAAGCTCCGCGAACAGCGTTGAGGATGAGAGCCTGGCCACCGTCCCTTTGCGGAATGGATGCGAGGGATTGCAGGACGTTCAGCACGGAAATCTGCGCATCCGCTGCCAGCATATCGAGGCCGAGAACGGTGGCAAAGTTCATACCGTTGCCATTGACTCCCTGATAGTAGAAGTCGTAGCTGTTGGCGTAGTTGTTGTAGCTGTTGCCGTTGTTGCCAAAGCCAAGTCCAGGCGTACCGGCGAAGACGGCAATCTGCTCCTGCGTCAGAGGCTCAACCGTGATTCCGGTTAGAGTCTTCGCGGCGAGAGAGAATGCGCTGTTAGGTGCGCCGGTATTCAGACCCATGCCAACGCCTGCAATGGCGGCGGCGATGTACAGATTGTTCGGCGCCAGGCCGCCCTGTACGGTTGAGTAAGCACCGTGTGCGCGGCTATAGTTTGCCGCTTTGATGAGCGAGAAGACGTTGCCAACCGAGCCAACCAACGCTGTTGCGCTCTGTGTCCCGTAGATGTACTGCATGGCCGGAGTTGCCGATTGTGCATACAGAGCGATTGCAACGTCGTCTTCATCCGTCGCCGTCGTACTCATTGCGGCGTACCATGCCGGTTGCGCCACGCGGCAAGCGGTGATTGCCTGTAACGGAGTCTCACCGATGGCCGTGATATTGACCTCAAGAGCGGCTCCGGTGCTAGGTGCTTGCGGGACAGTGGACAGTGCGCTTGCAACGCTGTACCCGGTGCCCTGACGCCCCGAAATGAACGCCACAGAGGTTACAGCCCCTCCGCTTACGCCCGTTACTTGACCGTAGCCGAACGAGGCGTTTGATTGGGTGATGAGGAAGGTATCGTGCAGTGCCCATCCCGTACCTGCCGAACCAGAGTCAACTGTAATCGCAGCGATGGCCGTCGCGTCTTGGCATCCAACCCAGAGATATTCAGGTGGAGTTACGGGCGGTGCAGACTGTCCAAAGTACAGTCCAGCGGAAATCAACTCAGGATCGGTCGGCTGAAATCCGTAGGATGTCATCGCGGCGACGCTGGCAAACTGCACACAGCGTCCATTTGTCCCCTGCGAGGGGATGCGCCCGCTGTTGCCAACAATCAAGCCCTGATTGAACTGCGGGACGGACACTCCGCCGGAAGTCACGGAAACGCTGACATCGCAGAGGATTGAAAGCGGTAGAGGTTGAGTCGCCATGCTGTTTTCTCCTACAGTCCAACCGTTACATCTGTGATTATACCCGCCTCATCTTCGAGAATGATCTCGGAGCTTTGGATGGTCTGTTTCGTCAATGTATCCGTAACCTGCTCATTCATTCTTGCCGAGAAACCGGAGCGTTCCCACCACTGATTCTGAAACAACTCTGGCGTCCGTCGTACCGTGCCAATCACCGTATCGAGATACAGATTCGATGCCTCAAGGGTATCATGCACGAAATCCTGATACAGACACGCCTTGAGCTGCCTTGCGCGGTCAAAACTGTTTGGGCCGTAGAAGACGAAGCCTATTTCCCAAACCCGCGTGTAAATTGTCGCTTCGAGGAACGTCAGTCCTTGCGTCGCGTTCGGCTGAATCTCGTGCGCCGTATTGTAGGGATCGGGAACCTCAACAGCGCGAACGAAGGCAATATCGTCTGTAATCGCCCAAGCGGGCTGTCCGGGCGTTGGCCAGTCTATCCGTACCTGAGAGTAGGCTGTGGCGTCTGTGGGGCCGCTGGGCGTGATTCCGAGGCACTGTAGGACGATGCTCTGCCATATAACCTGCATCTGGGCTGTCGTCAGCCCAGTGCTGGTCATCGTTCCTACGCCGGCAACCGAGAAGCTACTCACCACTCAACCTCGATCCGATGGATTTGAAGAACCCAAAGTCACCCCAGATTGTCACAGCGACGATGCGGTAGTCTTGCCCCCTCCATGTAATCGTGTCGCCAATACCCGACGTGGTTCCTTCTGCGCGAGTCTTGTACATTGGCAACTCAGAGATAAATCCCATCATGCCGGTTGCTCGGTCGCCTTCAGGAACCTGTAGCAAGTCCTCTTCTGAGGCAGGTTGAATGATGCCCCAGAACGGAATAGCCGTCGTGACCGAGACATAGCCGCCCTGCTGAAACGATCCTGTTGAGCGATTGACGGTATACGCCTGCGCGAAAGCGGGGCTGTTGGCGACGCGCGTGAGTGAGATGGTGGGCATTAGAGCGCAGCGACCTCCGCGATTCCCTCAAGAGCTTCCCCTACGGTTTCCGCTCCGGCTTCTATGCCCTCGCCAACCGCCTCAGTTCCTGCCTCAACGCCCTCTGCAATCTGAGCCGAAGATTCCTCTACCCCGCCGTCGCGTTCCTGTTCGGCAAGGTTCCCCTCATGTACTCCGCCGCCAGTCTCGGTAATGTGAGTCAGTGCGCGGCGCATCTGACCTGTGTCGATACCCGGCGTTTCGCTGCCCTTCGCACTGATAGTCGATGGCATGTTCGGCAACCATCCATTGCGCGAGTCGGTAAACCAAGCCTTCGATGCGCTCTCGCCAATCTGACCAGCACGGTCAAGATGCTCCATCATGCCCGATTCGTCGCCATTCAACGCGCAGACTGAAGCCGCCGCAAGTTCCTTTGCAATCAAATCCTTCGTCGGATCGGCCTCGATTGCAGCCTCGATAACGACACGCGGAGGTTGCCCGCGCAACGGACTTCCATTAGAGAAAATGAATAGCAACTCGGCATTCGAGATCGGGTTCTGTGCGGCGCGGAGGAACTTGCGGGCCTTCTTTGTGAGCTTCCCTTTCTTCGATAATGCCATTGCCATTGCGCGTAGCTTCAACGCGTCCTGCCGATCGTCGCCCTCTGGGATGCCTACCAGCGCATCCGCACCATTCATCGCAGCGATGCCCGCATGAATCTCTTTCATGCCGGGGCCGCTCGAACTGAAGGAACATTTAAACACTCTACCTCCGAAAGTAAGCAGGGCCGGAACCAATGACTCGCGCCAGCGATGCCAGTTGTACTCCGTACTGCGTCAAAGCCCACGATGCCCAGTTGTCCGCAAACTTCATAGCCTGCAATCCCTGGCTCAGCCCGTCCGCACTCTGCGAGATGGTGATACCGGCCTGCAAGCTATTCGCCACAATCTGATTCGCCGTACTCTGCTGATTGCCTTCAGTCTGGCAATAGAGCGTCAGATAATGCGCGATGTAGAGAGCCATGCCAAGTTCCCACTGCTCACGCCAGCGCGATTGCATGATGGAAACAATGGCGATATTGAGATAGAGCTGCATCACTGCAAGTGGAACCAGTTGCGCCTCGTACACCGCAATCGTGGTTGCTCTAGATGCCGTAGCGTTCGATGATACTGTGATTTCCGGCATAGTTACTGACTTGATTACCGTCCCATCATTCAGCCCTTGACACGTCACCAACTGACCGGAGGAGAGTCCCGTTGCGGTCGAATCTACAGTGATAATCGGTGATCCCGACGTGAG